CTCTTGGAACCAGCGTCGAAGAGCCGCGCCCTTTTCCGTCTTGCGGACCATCACTTGGTTCCCTTCTTCTTCGCAGAAGACTTGGTCCCCCAGTTCTTGGCCCCGACCTTGCGGCACTTGGCAAGAGCCCCGCTCGCATAAGCGGAGGGGAAGACCTTGTACCGGGCCTTCACCTTCGAGTAGCAAGCGTCTTTGGGCATCACTTGCCCTTCTTGCCCATCGCCATCTGCTTGCGCGGGCTGCACATCGACTGGTCGACGCTGCCACCCTTGGCGTAGCCGACCATGCCACCGCCCATGTAGCCCTTCTTGGCCTTGACCATGCCGCCCTTCTTCATGCCCTTCGATCCACACCCAGCCATAGGAGCCTCCATCACTTGCTTGGCCATACTAGCACGGTTCATTGCTTCTCCGCCATCCGTTCGATGATGTCGCGGATCGCCTTGATGTTCTCGTCCATGCGCGCCATGAGCACCGCTTGGTCCTGAACCAGAGCCTCTAGCTTCTCGGTCCGGACCTCGACCTTCACGATCCGCTCGCGGTTGCTCTCGATGCCAGAGTTCATCTCGCTGACAGACCACACAATCGCCGCCGCCTGCACGATAAGCGCAAAGATGAGCGTGATCGGAACCGATTTGCTCAGGTGCCAGTTGTTGCTCGTGGTTTCCATGTCAGCAGTTCCACTTCCGCAGTGCCTTGTTAATCCGGCTGTCCGGGTCGTTCCGGGTCTTCTCGCTCGTCAGCTTCTTACGCATTCCGGACATTCTGGCACAGAAGCTGCGTTTGCGGGGTCCACCGCCGGGTTGCGGTGGCTTGAGGTTCATGCCTTGGGCTTTGGCCGAGGCGCGCCCCTTGGCGTTCAATCCGCCCTCCGGATCCTTGCCTTCCTTGCGCTGCCAAGCCGGTGTCTTTGCCATCAGAGCGGCCCCCGTTCCTGAATCACCACGATCTGGAAGTACGACGACACGGTGTTGTTTGACCCAGACCCCTGCGCAGTGGCAGTGACGCACTCCCCGGCGTTGATCTTGATCGGGTAGGTGAACGGATACGACACCTCGCCCTGAGATATTGTGGCCTTGGCGGCGGTAAAGATGATGCCAGTGTTCAGCCGCAGCTTGAGACGGCCAAGGACATATTGGTTCCCGGACGTCGGGCCGACCGTCAACTTGCCGTACACTAGATAGCCGGTGTACCCCGCAGGGCACGTCCAGTGTCCGACCAGCGAAATGTTCTCGCCGATACCCATCGCGCTGTACGGGACAGCCGGAACGCCCGCAGTGACAGTGCCGGTGCCAGCATAGATGATGCCCGCGTTCTTTCTGCCAGAACCTGCCGTCAGCACTACCATGCGCTCAATGGCGTCGTAGGTGTTGACGGTGTTGACCTCTGTCTGGCCGTCGAGTGTCACGGTCTCCGTGACAAGGCCACCCGTCCCGTTGACGCCCTCGATGAAGACAGTCCTTGCGCCAGTGCCAGTAGCGTCATCGTCCGCGCTCGTCGAACTGATTTTCATCACGGTTGGAGATGAGGGATGACCAAGGATACCGTCAATCGGCCAGATTGTTTCCTCGCTTGTATCCACATCCGGGTTGTAGCCGAATACATGGACCACAGAGTGGCCGGGAATCTGCCCCCGGCCAACCTGCAGTTCAAACGGCTCGTAGGTGCCGACCTGCGATATCGATCTGATGTCGTAGATCGGCATGGCCCACCTTAGTTGTACAGCGCGGTAAAGCTCGAAAAGACCGTCGTGCCCGCCGTGTAGGTGATGTAGGCACCATTCTCGAACATGACCCCCTCGTCAGGGATCACCACATCGCGCGTGCTGTTGGCCGCAGCAGGCGTCGGAATCGTCAGCATCGCCGTGCCCGCAGCCCCGCCGTTGCGGAAGGGGATCGTGCCCGCCGTGCCCGTGTGGATCAGGTACACCCCACGAATGCGAACCCGCCCAGCATAGACCACGTCCAGCGAGTTGTTCGCCATGCCAACGGTGATCGCACCAGCCGTGTTGGCGTCCACACTGACCTGCGTCACCGTGCGGAAGTACTTCGTGCCCGTGACCGTGGCCGTTGCAGGGCCCGTGATCGACTCGGTCTGCACGTTCCCGTTGACGTCAGTTCCCGTCACCGTGAACGTCCGACCACTGTCCGCGCCAGCAGACGCGATTGTGATAAGACGCGCCGCGACAAACGTCGCGACGCCGCCAGAAGACAGCGCACCGTTGATGGTCAGGTTCTGCACGCCACCCGCAGCCGGGGTCTGCGACTGGCAGACCCCGTCGGCATCAGCAGCGGTGGTGTCCGCCGCGATGTACTTTGCCTTTACGTCAGATCCGGCCATTTGGCCCTCCTATCAGGCGTAGCCGTAGATCTCGATCAGCAGGCGACCAGCGGTGTAGGCGGCGTTGGCCGTGCCTTGGCCAACCAGATAGAGGTACTGGCCTGCCGCAATGTCCGTGCCGAACACCGTGGTGCCGAGCGCCAGCGTACCCGAGTTGATGATCTGGGTCTCGGTCAGGGTCGAGATCGCCACGTCCTCAACGCCCGTGCCTTCGGTCGCCGAGTAGAGGTCGATGTCGTCGTCGCCCCCTGCCGGAGCCTCGAAGCAGGTCATCTTGACGCCGAACACCGTGCCGTTGTCGGCCGCAGTGATGCGCGCGATGTAGGCAACGCCTGAGCCGTTCTTGCCGATGATGTCGCCAGCCGTGCCGCCAGACTGAAGGCCGGTCAGGTCGATCATGATCGAAGTGGTGACGATGCCGTTCTCGGTCTTCACCGAGGTCTCGTACACCGCAGCGGCGCCCTCGATCCCGGCGCCGGTGGCAGCAGGGTTGGCGATGGCTGCGGAGCTCTTGCTGAGCACGGTGACCGTGCCCGTCGTGGCATTCGTGCTGATGGTCTGGAAGCCGTTCTGCGAACGGACGGGACCCGAGAAGGTCGTATTCGCCATTGGTATCTCCTGTCGTGGCGAGAGTCAGCCGCACCGCGCGGCTGTCAGGGATGACGAATCATACAACGCCACAAACCAAAAAGAAAGGCCCCCGCTACGCAGGGGCCTGGTTTCCAAACAGGGAGGTAGTGCCACTACACTAGCATATCCGTCGGAAAAAGAAAGGGCCCCGAAGGGCCCTTTCGCTGCACCGCCGAAGCGATGCAGGGGATCAGGCGGCGCCCGAAGTCCCGAACACGCAGCGCGGGTCCGAGAAGCCGAACGAGTAACGCTCACGCGCCTTGAAGCGCATGTTCCCCGTGTCGAAGTCGGCTTCCATGTTCGTCGAGAGCGGGGTGCGCTCGAAGTGGATGAAGCCACGGGGAGCATCCGTCTTGATAAAGAAGGCGTCCGGGTCGGTGAGGAAGTCGTTGACGACGTACCCTTCCGGAAGCATGCCCATCGAACGGATGGCGTTGATGTCGTTGTCGGCGGTCCCGACGCGGAGGTTCGAAACCATCAGACGCTCGGCAACGAACTGGAGCTGCCGGGGGATGATGAGCTTCATGCCGCGAAGGGCGACCTTGAGACCACGCTCGTCCACGAAACCAGCGATGCTGATGAGCGCGTCCTCGAGCGAGGTCTCGTTCAGGTCAGCATCCACGGTCGGCTTGTTCGCGAACGAGCCGCCGCTGGTCAGCGGGTGATCGGTGGCGCAGAGCGCCTTGCCGTCGCCACCGGCCGAAGCACCGCCCGTGAAGGCGTTGTTCAGAATGGCCGCAGCTTTCACCTGCTTCGTGTGGGCCATCGAGCGAGCGAGGGCTCGCGTGTAGCGACTGCCGAGGCGGTCGTACAGGTTGTCCTCGATGGCTTCCTCGGTGATCGAGAAGGCCAGCGCGATGGTCTCGTGGTTGTAACGCGCGGTGTACGCTTCCTGCGCGTCGTCGTAGTTGATCGCGGAACCCTCCTGCTTCAGGGGCGCCGTACCGAAGCCCGCGAGCATGACTTCCTCCTCGAATGCACGATCCGAGGATTCGGTGGTGTAGATTTCCGCGTGCTGGTTCTCGTACCGGGCGTACTCCATGCCGAAGAGGGCATTGAGGCCGGGTTCCAGCTCTTTCGCAAGTTGTGCGCGAGAGATAGCCATTGTTCCGCCTCCTTACACGCCAGTCGTCGAAACAGTACCAGCAGCAATCGAGCCGTTCGGCGCGTTGAAGTGGTTGTTCAGACGAACGAGGACAGGGATACCAGCCGATGCGAAATCCGCATTTTCAGGATCCTCTTGGATCCCCATGATGCGAAGCTGCAGCGTGTTGGTGGTGTCAATCGTCTGCACGTCGAGCGTGGCAGACGAGATGCCGGTGATCGTCGAACCGGACTGAGCGCTCGCAAAGTTCGCGTTGGCGAACACGGCGGCGCGCAGCTCGGCTTCGGTATCCCACGACGTGTTGAGGTTCGACGTGGCGATCACGAAGGTCTGGAGCGGGTTGTCGTAGACGAACGCGCGGACCGGATAGAGCGAGTTTGCGCCCGACCCCGGCCAGTAGTTCGACCACGTCTTCTTGCCCGTGGTGGAAGAAACGTACTCGCATCCCCAGAACACGCCAAGGAGACCCACAGTGCCGCCGGAAGCCGCGCCAACCCGGTCGATGAAGCCGGTGTTGAGCGGGATTACAGGAGCGCCCTGATAGATCACGTTGGTGTTGCTCGAAGAGATGCGGTACTCGGTCGTCCCCGTGCTGTTCGGCGCCGAGCCGACAACACCCACGGGGCGCAGACCAAAGGCAACATTGACGTTTGCCATAGTACTACTCCTTCAGGTTGACACTAGGAGGCCCCACGGCCCCCAAACGAGACACGACTTTGCCGACTGCGAGAGATCGGCATCGAAGGATGTTGATCCTTCATCAGGTCCTCATCGACTGCAACCATCTGTTCGCGGGCCCGGGTCCCGTAATACGCGGCTCTTTCGTTGGCTGTCTCGACAGGAATGCGGCACAGCATCAGACCACCGTTGCCGATGATCCCCGTGTACTTGCCTTCATCGATCACCGGAGCATGGAACTCCGGGTACTCGTCAGCCCGCACGGGTTCCCAACCTTCCCGCAGCCTCTGGTAGGCGTTGGTCTTGTCGTCTTCCCCACGGACCGCGATCCGAATCCAGCGATGCACATAGCCCGGAGGGGCCTTCGGGGCATCGAGGCGGCTGGGCGGTGCCCAAGGTTTGCGGCGCGAATTGGCTTCGCGGGTGTCGCTTGCGCGAGGTGTTCTATCGGTCATCGTCTCACTCCTTCACAAACTTCGCATATTCATGAAGCGGTACGTTCAACCGCTTCGCCATCGCAACCTGCGAAGGTGTCAGCTTAACCGTTCCGCGCCCCTGCTTTGTACTGCGGGATGCCGAGGAACCAGCCGAGGCGACGCTGGATTCCACGCCCGATTTGACCGGCCGAAACTTGTTCGGAAACTCCGAACGAAGTCGGCGATCAAGCTCAGTGTAATACTCATCGCCCTGCGGGTCAAACCCTTCATCTTCGACGAGCGTTGCATGAATTGCGAAAGCCGCTGACGTCAGCATGCGGTCTTCGCCGAACCACTTGTTCTTTTCGGCCCACGCCTTGGCCTTCGGGTCGGCCTGCCGCTGTGGTGCGGGCTGCTGAACCGTGGCCTGTTGCACGGGCTGCATCTGCTGCGGCGCCGGATCCTGCGTCGTAGCGGAACGCGCTTTGACCGCATCATACCGCTGCTTCTGTACGGCAAGATTGGACAGGTCCTCTTGCGCCTTGAGCATCCCGTCCGGGTCGTTGGCCTCAGCCGCAGCCTTGTAGGCGCGACGAGCCTGCTCAAGTTGGGTGTTCAGGCGGGTGCCGTACTCCTGCAGGTATCCCGTGTCGAGCTTCTGCACCCGGCTCTGAAGCTGCTGGTTCTCCTGCATGAGGCGCTCGGCAAGGCGCGTGGCCTCCTGTCGATCACGCTCCTCCTTGCGCATCCGCTCCGTCAGCTTGCGGATGCGGTTCTGCACGTTCTTGCTGTAAGACTGGAGGTCGTCGTCCGAGTCATCCGACTCGGGCTCCGGACGCGCTTTGGCAGCAGGTGTCTGCTCCCCCGTGTCGGTGGGCTCCAGTTCGACCTCGATCAGGTCCGATTCGTCCTGCATGGCGTCGGCCATGTGATCCTCCTATACATGCCGTATGTCGTCGGGATTCTTCAGCGTCGCGATCACCTCGTCGTCGTTGATGATGCGAACCTCGCCGCCGTCGATCTTGAACCGGGATCCCGAGTACCGGGGAATGCTGACCCAGTCGCCCTTCTTGCACCAAGGCTCAGCGTCGGGCCCAAACTTCTCCGGGTCCTTATACGCTTCCGGGCCCAGCTTCAGGACGTAGGCAACCACTGTTGCAAGCGCCTCCCGCTCCACAACCTGATCCGGAAGGATGATGCCCCCTTCGGTTTTCTCACGTCCCTTGTAGGGCATCACCAGAATGCGCCACCCCGTAGGCTGGGGAAGCCGGTCCAGTAGCGACATGCTGAGAAGGGAGGGGTCGAGAACCCTCGCGTTGGGCTCCACATATGCCGACTCGACGGATGCTGCGGCTTTTTCGGCGAGACGATCCGAGTTGATCTTCTTCGCCACATGGTCAGGAAGAAAGAGTGTCTTCGACATCTTGAGCCGTTTTCTCCAGCAGGGCTTTCATTTCGTCTTGAGCGTAGGCAAGGCCCCGTATCTCGCCTACGACCGTCTTGTAGTGCTCCCAGCTCAGCGCGCCGTCGTTGGCCAGAAGCTCCGAGAGTTCTTCCTCACGGTTCCGCAACAACTTATACACACGCCGTGCGAAGTCTACAACATCCATTAGAAAAACTCACCATATGTTTCTTGTTGCTTGGCTGTGATCGGCCCACCCTTGACCCAGTTGTCGCAGGTGTTCTTCGCCTCGCAGACGAACTTCCACTTCTGGCAATAGCCCGTATTCCCGCTCTCGTCGCCGATGCATTCCATGATGTCCTCGGTCTGGTTGTAGGCGCCACAGCTCCCACACACCTGATCCTGACGGAAGGACACCCCAACGTCGGGCTCGCGGTAGTTGGCGTACTCGACCGCCTCCTCCCGGTTTTCCGCGTTGATCTCTTCGTCCATGGTGGCGAGGGGGCACATGTCCCCTTCCTCGTCCTCCTCGTACTTGTCGACTTCCATCTCCTCGTCCGGGAGGATCTTGAGCTCAATCCGTACCATGGCTGTCTCCACAAAGCCGAGCGTAGGTTTCGTTGTGAACCACTGTGTCTACCAGCAGTTGTCGGTCATTGGCCAGAAGCCACCGAACAGTGGCTTCCCCCTCGAAGAGGTGAGGCACTGCAATGTCGCAGTAGTCCCCATCAAGGCTTCTCGCGCATCCAGCGAGCAGCGCGGTCAGCAAGACCAGTGTCGTCCATGACTTCAACATCGCGCCTCACCTCGTTCGCCCCGCGCATTGCCTCGATCCGATCCGCATTCCTCTTGGCCTCTGCCTTGGCAAGAGCGCCGTCGATCCACCGAGAGCGCATGCCAAGGATGCCGAAGAGGAACGCCCCGGATAGGAGCGCCCACATCTTCCACCGGAACGGAATCACCGCCAGCCAGCCGACCACGCCTTGACCCTCTCCCGCATGATCCACAGCGCCGCCACGACGATGATTCCGGCAAGCACCAGTGCTGCCACCTGTGCGTACCCGTCCAGCGTTCCAACCGCAGCCACGGCGCCGCCCGCCCCAGTGGCCACTTGAACGGCAGAGGCCTGAATGGTCTTCGATGAGACAACGCTCTCGCGCTGCTCAGGTTCCGCTGGCAGATCGTTCGCGGTGTTCGGGAACCGATCACCCCACGTCCGGGGAGTGCCGGTGTCGATGTGCATGAATCCCTGCTTCGGGTAGTAGCCGAAACCAGTGAAGCCGCAGGACCGAGCCGCCGCCTCGAACTCCGTCGGGTTGTGGTTGTCCATGCGGATGTCGAACGCACAACCCTGCATGTGCAGGCTTTCCTTGGCACCACCAACCTTCTTGTTGTGCTCCGGGCTCCGGTAACCCGAGGTTACCAGAATGGGAACTCCGAGACGGTCGCGAAGCGCTTGGAGCTTGTCCATGGCGTTCGCATCGATCAGCAGACCTCCGGTCCCCTTGCACGCCATCTCGCGCGGGGAGAACGACTTCCACGGCCACTTGTCCTTGGGGACATCCTTCCAACTTCTGTACAGCATCACATGACTCCTACGAATCGTTGCGGGCGGGCGATGCGGCTGTAGGCCTTTACCATCCCACCGTCTGCCTTCTTCTGCGGCTTGGCCTTCCCCGCCTTCGACAGCGCAATGGCAATCGCCTGCTTCTGCGGCCGACCAGCCTTCATCTCGGTCCGGATGTTCTCCGATATGACCTTCTGGGACTTACCTTCTCGGAGGGGCATTCATGTTCCTCATCTGCATGTTCTGGCGCTGCATGTTGATGCGCTCCCGGTTTACCGCATTGCGGTCGTCGGCAATCTGCTCTTGGCTCTCGATCCGCGCGACGGTGGCCAGCGCCTGCTGCTGAATCCGCTTGTCTTCCATCCGGTTGTCTTCGACGTCCGCCTGCGCCTTGCGCATGATGTCCTGCTGCTTGAGGTCGACCTCTTTCATCCGGATCTGGACGAGCGGGTCCTGCATCGGATCCTGCGGCGGCGGCATCATGCGGGCCATGATCTTCTGGACCAGAGAAAGCTGCTGCAGGGCGATCATCTTCTCCAGCTCCGCAGGGTCCTGCATCTGCTGCTGAACCCGCATGATCTGCTGTTGTGCCTGCATCGGATCTAGCGCCCCGGCCTGCACCATCATCTGGGTCTGGGAGATCAGGCCGTTGATTTCCGTCACGACCTGCTCACGAGACAGCAGCGAGATGTGCTCCATGATGTGGGAGTAGAGCACGCCCATGATCGGCGGCGAAGACTGCACCAGCGGGAG